CTTTAACACCGTCGATGATAGCACCAGTCTTGCTGGTGATATACATGCAAGAATAGCCACGATCAGTGAGTTGTTGCTGAAAGTCAGACTCACTCAACAGTTTGACAATCTGCTTGGTAGAACGAGCAGCAATCAGGATTTTGTTGAGAGCATTGTCATCAATAGTATCTAGCAGATTCTTGCAATCAGACTGACGCTGATCACCAGTAGGCAACTCCTGAATCACAACCTTAGGAGGAAGAATATAACCTTCCTGAACAAGTTGAGGAGCAGGAACATTGTGAATCACCTGACCATAAACCTCAGGATCATTCATCCCAGGTTTTGAGATAGTGAGAGAATGCTTAGGAGTAGCAGTGAAGAAATAGCAACGCTTAGCGTTATTAGAAAAATACTCGGTAGGGCCAAAGAAATTGCGCTGAACAGAGTTGTGTGCTTCATCAAAGTAAATGGTGTCAACATAGATACCTGCCTCTTGAAGACGATGCAGTGAGTGATAAGTAGTGAAGATCAGTTCATGAACACCAACTGTACGACAGATGGTTTGGTGCATCTTGATCTGATCAACTTTAGTGGTGGAAGCATTATCAACCTCACCACTGTGAACATGCAGAACCTCTGCATTTTTGATGTGCTCGGTAAACTCTTCCCACAGCTGCACCGCCAGGAGGATGCGAGGAGCAACGACCACGATAGTTTTAGGACGCTTGCTCTGCTCAAGTTCAGTCAGAGCATCTTCAATCATACACATAGTCTTGCCACCACCCGTGGGGATGATCACCTGACCTTTGTTGTTGTCCCACATAGCGTTGACAGCATCGGTCTGGTGCGGGCGAAGGGTGATGGTCATAGTCTCTTGCGTTGATAGAATCATTATAGCAGAACAGGGGCCCCTGTGAAGGGCCCCTGAACCAGTTCGCAGATTGGCACAGAGGAATCAGACCTCTGGCACGATGTAATCGTAATCTACAACTTTACGAATTTCATCTGCATTATACTCACCAATCTTTTGAGCAAACACCTTGGAAGGAACACAAGCACGGTGAGTGTTATCCTTCTTGACACGGAAACGATAGGTGTCAACGAAGTCTTCAACTAGAGGCATGAACTTGATCATGTATTTGTCAAGTTCTTCATGAGAATCGTCCATTTCTTCATGAGAAGAAGCAGAACTATTCCACAAACAATACTCCTGAGTTGCACCATCAGTCATAATATATGACTGCATCATGTAAGGAAGAGTACGCAAGAAGCGTTGCACATTTCCTTTGTGACCATTAGAGGTGTTGAGAATGTGCAGTCCAGGATGGTTAGAATTAACCTCAGCTTTAACGTCAGACTCTTTAACAAACTCAATGCGACCAAGTGCTTTATGACGCTTAATTGCATCGTTGGCATAGTCACGAATGTTATCCTTTGTCAGACAGTGATCAATGGTATCAAACCATGCGATGATGGTGTCTTTATCCCACCCAAGCTCTTGAATCCTCCGAATAACGATGGCAATATAATCAGCCTTGGTTGGTGGTTTTGCAGAAGGCCTTCCGTTATCGGAAATTGCCTGATCTTCAAGAACATCCAGATTGGATACTTGGAAGCTGTTACGAGTAGACTCATCATACTCATAACGATCATAGACCCAATACTTGATACCAAGTTCCGCAAAAGTTACGGAGCGACCAAATCCACCCCACAGATCATCTTCTTCCTCTTCAGGAATCCAAATGGTACGAGGTGGTTGCTCGGTGGGAATAATACCCTGAGAGAAACTTCCAATTTGGGAAGGATCACGGGTAGTATCACTATTCCGTGCAAGGTTGATGTTAGTATTGGTTTCGTGATTCTTCCTGTTGGGTTGGTTGGTGGGAAGAATCACCCTCTCTTTGAACTTCATACCATCCAGTTCATAAACTGGGGTTGGCATACGGTCCAAGATGGATTGCCATGCCTTAACATCACCACTGTTGGGGATAGGCATGTACTGTGATTTACTCATGATTGGAAAGCTTTTAAAGCAAATTAACGAACTATGATCGGGGAGTTGAAAAGACTTTCAAGTCTCTCCCTCGACCACATGGCTAATATACGATGATCTGGCGGCCCTGTCAACCCTCTACCGAATCTTTTTTGAGTCTCTGTCCGAGAACCCTGACCATTAAGTCGAGAGTTACCTGTTGTGGCCTGCCTTTCCAACCATACCAATTAGTTTTCTTTCCGCTATCATGTGGAGGAAGCCTATCCACCGTGTAGTATTGTTCTGCTGTTGGGTCATATATTCTGTCTCTATATTGTGCCCACCAGTGTTTCTCTCCTCTGTAATCTTCTCCACTATATCCTACCAACTCGTCAGTATCCATAAGAAAACATAATGCCTGAGTGGCATGATAGCAGTGCCCATAGTACTGAACTCTTCCCTTATCCTGTGGATATAATAGTTTTTTATGACTTAATAAGTCTATTGTTAAATTTCTTTTGATTAGGCCTAGAACTAGACCCATATTGTTTTCATTAAATGTCCAGGGTTCAAATTCAAGAACCCTGGATCCTATGATCTCATTCTTATTATAACGATGTCTCTCTATAATCTTCATAAAGCTCTATAATTTCTTTCATCCTGGACAAGCCAGATTCTACACATATTTCAAGGTGTTGTCAAGTATTATGAACTTGTTACTGTTTCCCATGCAGTTCCATTATAGAACTGTAGTTTTTGAAGAGTTGAGTTATAGATGATTGCACCTTCATATGGTTGATCAATAACAGTTCCACCAGGCTCAGTACCATCTCTTACATCAGTTGCAACTCTTGGTGGTAAAATAAAGGATGTAGTGTTAATACCAACATCAACAACACATCTAGCAGTATCAGCTAATCCAACTGTCAGATAACCACCAATACATAAATCTGAACCAATTGTATTAATACCAATACCATCGTAACCCTCAGCATCATCAACAAATAGTGGTCCGTTTATTACTGCTATAGATGCAATACCAAGAACTCTTAAATCTTGGAATGTACTGATTCCAGTTGTGGTATTTAAATTAGTACTTTCACTAAATGATGCAATACCAGTAACAATAAGATTGGAGTCAATTGTTACAGTTCCAGCAATGGATACCTGATCAGTAATGTCAATGTTTCGAGTATTAACTGTAATTGTTGCACCAGTTCCAATAATTGCTGGACTTGATTCTTCACCAGCTACAAAGATAATGTCACCATAATGTATAGTCTCAGCAAGAAATGTAGTAACTCCAGTGAATGAACTAATACCAAGAACTTCTAAATTATTAAATGTGCTGACACCTTCTTGAATACTAATCGTGATATTTGCATTTGTTGCGCTCAGAACACCAGTTACAATAAAATCATTAACGGTAGTGACTCCAAGATTTGTTTGATAGTTAAAATCATTATCTAGAAGTAATGTTCCAGCAACATTCAGATCATTGAATGTGCTGATGCCACTTGTGGTATTGAGATTTGTTGGGTTTGGTAAATTGACAACACCATTAAATATGGCATCAGAATTTACGGTTAAATCATTTGAAACATTCAGATCAAATGCTGTTGCAATTCCAGACGTTGAGTTGTATGATAGCCCTTGATAGATTACAACATCTTGAGCAAACTCAGCTTTCTGTTGAACAAATAATGTGCTGTTCAGAGTTGTTACACCAACAACTTCTAGATTTGCACCAGGATTGGTAACACCAATACCCAAAAATCCACCATTTGTAAGGGTTAATATCTCATTATCAGAATTACCTTCCAACCATCTAAAGTTCCCATTGAATGTAGTTGAATCTCTACCAAGATGATAGATAAAATCACCATCAGCATAATTTGATAGTGATAGATCTTGATCAAAATATCTTAGTTCTACACTACTAACACCAATTCCAAGATCTCCACCAATATTCAGTGCAGAATATCCTCTTTCAGTAACAACTTCTAGTCTTGCATTATTTTGGCCAAGAATAACAACTTCTGAAGTCTCTGCTACTGTTGTACCAATTCCAATCTTTCCATCAATAACATTAAACTCGATACCATCAGCACCAACCTTAACATCACCATTGACGACTGTTAATATACCAACACTTATATCTCCAGTTACATTAGCTCTAGAAACTGTGAGAGCAATACCAGCATCAATAATATTTGCTGATACAAAACCAACTCTAATATCTGGTGTTCCCTGTAAACTTAAAGCTGTAGATGCAACGGCGGTTAGTGTTCCAGTTACTTCAGCATCAGTAAATGTTGAGAAACCAGACGAAATAACATCACCTTCAACATCACCAGTGAGACTACCAATGAATCCACCTTGGGCAGTCAGAATACCACTAATCTGTAGATTCTGTTCTAACTTATAGTCTGGAATTAAAGGTATCTTATCTAGTTCTAGTCTTGGTATTCTTGCCTGAGTTACAATACCAGAAGTAAGTTCATCAGCATCCAGATCTGTGAGAAGAGCACCATCCCCAACGAATCTAAAGGCCGTCATCGCACCAGAAACATATACGTTTCCGTAATTTACGGCAAAACCATCAAAACCCTGCTCTGGATTTCCACCAACCTGCAATTGGTATTGTGGATTAAGTGTGTTAATTCCTACAAATCCACCATTGTAGATACTGGAAACACCAATACCAGTATCTACATCCACCCACTGAGATGTTGGTAGATTTGCTAGTTGTGAGCCGTCACCAAAATATGAAATAATTCCAGATGATGCGGTTAATATTCCACCACTTACACTATCTCCAGTGAATGAAAAATTACTAATGACAACACTTTTACCAACACCAGTTTCAAAGGTAGCACCAGTAGTAACAATAACTTCGGTAAATGTTGTTAGTCCAGAAAATGCAGCGTCCCTCCTTACATCTAAAA